CGGGTTGGGTTGGGTTGGGTTGGGTTGGGTTGGGTTGGTCACGCCCATGAGTGCGTGACCTAGTGCGCGAAGAGTGGCGCGATTTTCAGGAGTTAGGCTTTCCCATATTCTGAAAAACTCCATTGCTTCTATTGGATATGTACTATCAACATGCAGAGTTTCAGCTTTATCAGTTAATAATAAATCTAGTGAACAGTTTAATTTGCTTGAAAGGGCTTTTAATTGTGCGCCTGTAGGCTCCCGTCTCCCTGTTAAATAATGCCCAACAGCGCCACGAGTCTTCACATTAAAAACGGGTATCAACTCAGTCTGAGTAATACCGGTATCTTTCATTATATTTTTTGCTTTTTCATACCATTTCATAATGTTAATGATACATAAAGTATCAAATTAAACAACGCCACAAAATGTATTTATCATTGCTTTTTATGGATACATAATGTATCTTTAGCGCATGAAAATACATGAATACATTAATTTACATACTAAAAGAGCCGAGGCCAGAAGAGAAATGGCTAAATCTCTTAATGTTGCCGAATCTACAGTTAGATCATGGGCTAATGGTACGCGACACCCAAAAAGAACTCTTTGGGATGTTATTGAAAAAGAGACAAATGGTGCTGTTAAAGCAATTGATCTTATATGACATTAGCGCCCCGACATTTTCAGCTAAGCCATGAAAACTAACCCAAGAAACTCAGCAATGCGCTTGTTGTTTTTACCGCCGTCCCTCTATAGCCAGTGCATTCTGGCTTTTTTTAACGAGAACAGATATGCAAAGCAATAGAGACATTAAGGTAGTGGTTTATGTAAACGATGCTGAGTACGCCGAATTGCAGCGTATTGCAACCGCACACCGATTATCCAGTTCAGCGGCAGCACGATATTGCTTTAACACCACTGCAAAAGATTTTAATCGCAAGCGTCGTGCAACGGATAGACCCACAGTGTCTACAGAGGGTAGACGGTAATTAATTTTATAACCCCAATCACCTGTGGTAAATGCGGCCATTTTAAGCGCGATACCGTGGGATTTGGGCAAGGCATAGGGCATTGTGTGCCTTATGAAGAATTCTTGGCAGGTAAGCCGAGTGAGGCTGCAAAAGACAGGGCATTTAAAGCATTGGGCGGCTTAGTCCACTGGCTGGATGTACCACGTTATTGCAGTAAATTTGAAAAGAAGGGAAACGATGAAAGTTGTGGATAGAGGGCACTCGACAAGCACGCACTCCGACCGTGTTTCCACAATATTTTTAGGTCGGGTTACCGGAGTAACAGAATGAACACAGATCACATCATAGGCGACTTGATTGAAATCAACGAAACCTTCCAGATTTACTACCCTGGCTTGCAGTTAAGCCGGTCATTTGAACAATCGATCATTGATAATTTTCATAGCCATTTTAGTCTTGGCCAGCTTATAACGATCATGGTTTCGGCCTGTGATTGCACTGAAAATGCAGATCATGCGATACGGTATTTTTGCGCTACGTGCTGGCGCAAAATAAATTTTAGAGAAAATAGAGAACCCACTTTTTGCAAAAGGCAGGACGCATCCACTTCAATAAACAGAAATGGGATGCACTAATGAAATGGTTTAAGCACTTATCGACAGCAAGAAATGATGAGCGTTTAGCCAGATTAGAGGACAAAGCCGGATTAGAAGGATATGGTTTTTACTTTAAAACGTTGGAGATAGTTGCCGAAAATATGGATGCCTCGGATTGTACTGAGGTGACTTACAGCTTATCGAGATGGGGTCGTCAGACAAACATCACGTCAAAAAAATGGCTGTACTTGTCTTCATGTTGCTCTGACGTTGGTCTGATGATTGTCTGTCGAGACGCTGACGATATAACTGTCAAAATCCCTAAGTTATTAAAACATAAAGATAATCATACAAAAAACTTGCAAGTAACTTACAAGCAAGAGATATATAAAGAAGAGAAAGATAAAGATAAAGATAAAGAAATAAATAAAGAAAAAAATAAAGAAAAAAAGACTATTGTCCACAACGGAGGTGGTAGCGTCGTTAGAGGCGAAACAATGGGAACGCGCCGCGTGAAAATCGACAGCCTGGACGAGAGGGGTAATAATCCCGACCAACATGCCGCGTACAGTGAAATTTATGAAAATTGGAAGTCCGTAATGAACCATCCACGGTCAAACCTAAGCGACAAGCACAGAAAATTAATTTCTGATGTAATGAAATCGGGATACTCGGTTGACGACATAAAAACCGCAATAATCGGCTGTTCGATGACACCACACAACATGGGAGCCAATGAAAATAAACAGATTTATGATGGTCTACATGTGATTTTGAAGCCAGAAAATATTGACAGATTTATCGGAAACGCACAAAAAAGCCCCGTATCTGTGACAAGCAGACCAGGGCTAAAACAACCGGTACAGCATCCGGTATACGTGTACACACCGCTAAACCAAGACATAAACAATACAAGCACCATCGACGGTGAGAGGGTATTTTAATGCAACATCATGATTTTGTAAATTTTAGTGAGCTGTGGGCAACCACCAACGACGTGTCGGCAAACGGCAAGGTTTTATCGCCTTCGGCAATGAGCATTGTTTTCGATGATCTAACCGACTACCCGCTTGACTGGGTTAAAAAAGCCCTGTCCATACACCGCAAGCAAAACAAATTTGCCCCCACAGTGGCCGACATTGTGGAAATTATTACCAGCAAACAACCCAAGCACCCCAGTGCAGACGAAGCCTGGGTGAAAGTGCTGATGGCGATGGATGAGCGGGTAACCGTGGTGTTAACCACCGTCATGCAAGCGGCAAGAAGTGAAACTATGGCGGCTTGGGATGTAAAAAATACCAACCCGATGCGAATGGCTTTTCGGTCGGTTTACGAACGCCTGGTAAGTTTTCAGCCACCGATTGTCTGGGAAGTATCGCTGGGGCATGACGCAAGTGGACGTGCATCGGTGATTAACGCCGCTGTCGATCAGGGGTTATTACCCGAACACAAGCACCTGGAATTGCCCACCCCCGTGGTGGTGCAAAAATTACTCAACGGCATCCGGCTGGCTACCGAAAACGGCAAGATTGTTAACCCATCTGAAAAAAGCAAACAGATGCTAGATCAGCTCAAAAACAACACCTTCCTGAAAACAACAAAAACCGAAAACGACCAGGTCAGCGATGGCATTGCTCAGCGTGAAGCAGATTGCTTGGCTTTTGAGCAAAAACGGGCGGAACAACTGGCTGCTATCCAGGCTAAGGCTGCCTCATGAGCAACATTTTCAGCTTCATCGGCACAGTCGGCAAAGATGCCGAAGTGAAATATACCCCGTCGGGCGTAGCGGTGCTGGTGGTGTCTATGGCCAACCAAGTGGGCTATGGCGACAAACAGAAGACCAACTGGGTGCGGGTGAATGTGTGGGGCAAACGTGCTGAAGGTGAGCTGGTTAACTACCTCAAAAAAGGCCAACAAGCGTTTGTGAGTGGTGAATTGTCGCAAGGCGAGTACACGACAAGGGATGGTGAAAAAAAGACGCTGTGGGAGCTTAACGCCACGGTTTTGGATTTGGTGGGCAAGAAGGCCGACACGGCACAAAAAGCCCCCGTGGCAGCGCCGCAAAAACCACCACAACCACCGCATGACAATTTCGACGATGGCATCCCGTTTTGACGGAGCAAAACATGTTACAGACACCCAAGGCCAAGCGCATGATACCGGCTAAAGACCTGCTTAACTGTCCCGTGTGCGGACATAATCGCATGAAAAAAGAACACCGCGATGCCAGGCCCAGCTGCTCGGCTATTATGCGTTTAACCCAGCAACTGAAAGACCAGAACACCGCGCGTGCAAAGGGGACGGCATGAGCTACGATCCTTACAACCCGCCCCTGTTTGAAATAAAAACCGGTGATGTATTTGGGTTTTTAACAGCAGGTGAAAAAGTACACGTTAACCCCCACAGCAAAGGCAGACGGCTTTACACCTGCGTGTGTGGTACACACAAGTTTTACCCCGATGGGTATTTTAACCGCGCCGGTGGGTTTAGGGTTAAATCGTGTGGTTGTAAAAAATTCACGTCATTAACCCAAAAAGTGAATGCGACATCACAGCAAAAAATGAAAAATAAAGCAGGCTATGAGCAAGAAAAAACCTACATTCCGCTGTTGGGTGTACGCATAAATTTAGAGGCGTTTGGTGCGGGTGAAATGCGTAGAGCGAGTGATTAACATGCGCTGGCCATCCCCTCTATTCCCCCCCATTAATTTGTGGAGCGCCCCCACCATGCCTTTAACGGATATTCACCCGCGTATTGACGATGACTTACCCCCTACATTGATCAGCAAATTACAACAGGACATTAACCGCATGAATGAAGAAAACCGTCGCCATACTGACATTAGAAAAACCTTAAGTGAGCGCGGGGCACGCTATGGCAACTTTTCGGTACATGCCAATATTGCGCAAAACATTAAAGAAACCATGCGTAAAACACGGCGCTGGGAGGCGCTGAGCAATGACAAAAAAGAAGCGTTGGAAATGATGGCACACAAACTGGCCAGAATCTTAAACGGCGACCCTGAATACAAAGATTCCTGGGTAGATGTAGCGGGTTATAGCACGCTGATTGCCGACACCTTAAAGTAAAAAACAGCATGACAGACATAAAAACCGGCGATGTGTTCTGGAGTTTTACGGCGGGTAATATCACTGAAAACAGCTATGGAAAATCCCGCTGGTATACCTGTGAATGCGGTAAAAAAAGGGTCATCGTTAACTCCGTTATGCTACTTGGCAAAGTTAAATCGTGTGGCTGCAAAAGACATCAAAAAAAGTATTATGCCCCCAAAAAAGCCAAGCCGGTGTATGTGCCCTTACTCGGCTATGCGCTGGACATTAACCGATTTTCAACAGGAAAAATAGAGCGTATTGCCTTCCATAAAATAACCCACGAATGAGTACCCGCGATGACATTATTGCGCTGATTGGTGATTTTGACGCGTGCATTATTTTTAGTCAACTGGGCGGAACCGTGGTGAATTTATCATTAAAAAACCCAAAGCCACGCGATATAAATATCACCCCAAAAAGCTGGTATTTACTGTGTGCCTATTTTAACCACGAGGCCGTATATATCCCCAAATGCCGCCGTCTGCGTAATGAAATTATTATTAACGAACGACGACAAGGACGGCGCATTGTTGAACTGGCCCAAAAATTTCAGCTGAGTTTTCGGCAAATTATTCGTATTTGTGTGAAAAAGTGACATTTGTCACATATTAATGGCCACAAAAGTGCCGCACACTGAGCACATTTTTACTGTGAGCGATAGGTTTTATGATTGATAAAGACCCAATGGCATGGGATTTAGCCACCTGGTTATTAGGCTTTGGTATTGGTGTGGTGGGCGGTGCGTTAAAGTTTTTTAGCTCTCCTCAAATGAAAGATAAAAAGCTCAGTGCGTATGCCTTAATTTTAGACATTGTCACCTCCGGCTTTGTGTCACTGATTGCCTTTATGGCGCTCAATACGCTGGAAGTGCCTATTGGATTATCCGTGTCTTTAGGTGGTGTGTGTGGCCATATGTCCACGCGGTTACTGTTTTTAATAGAACGTATTATTGAACGCAAAATTAAAGCCCTATGATTATGATTAAAGCTTTTCAGGCCGCACACAACTTACCGATTAATGGCATTGTCAATAAAGACACGGCGCTGGCTATTGGTGTGTCAGTGGGTATTACTGAAACCGTCTATCTGGTGCATTTTTTAGCACAAATTCATCATGAAAGTAGCGGCTTTAAAGTCAACCAGGAAAACCTAAACTATTCGGTACAAGGTCTTAGAAAAATATTCTGGCGCTATTTTGACGAAGCCAGTGCTAGAAATTATGCCCGTCAACAACAACAAATTGCCAACAGGGTGTATGCCAATCGCATGGGTAACGGCAACGAAGCCAGTGGTGACGGCTGGAAGTACCGTGGCCGTGGTGGTATTCAACTCACCGGAAAAAACAATTATCAGGCGTATTTTAAATGGGCACAATTACCGGAGAATACCTCGCCGGATTGTGTATCGAATGAAGAGCATTTTTTTAGCAGCGCCCTGTTTTATTTTGCCACTCATAATGTGTTTCAGTATTGCCAGCGGGTGGATGATTCGTATGTGCTTAATGTCTCTCGGCTGATTAATTTGGGCACTGTCAGTACCAAAATTCTGCCCAATCACCTGGCTGAAAGAAAAATACTCACCGCCAAATATGCTGCCCTGCTATTACCTCCTCATTAATGGAACAAGAAGAATTATTTAATCAGATCCCAGACCTTGATATTGCCAGCCGAGACGATCTGTTAAAAATACTCACCGGCGCGGCACGTAGTCCGTCATCACGCACGCTGGAAAAAATGAAAGCCATAGAGCTCATGTGCAAAATACAAGGCTACTTTGCCCCGCAACAATTTGAACAATTGGGTGAAGACGGCAAACCCATTAACGTATCCATGCCTACGAGAATAGAAATTGTCGGGATTAGCACAGATAAACGTACCGGATAAATTATGGCCGGTGTTTGCAGCGCCGCGCGGCAGCGTGCGCTATCGGGGGGCTTACGGTGGGCGTGGCAGTGGTAAATCACAAAACTTTGCCACGATGGCGGCAGTGTGGGGCTATTCAGAAAACTTACGCATTTTGTGTACCCGCGAATTACAGGTGTCCATTCGGGAATCCTTCCATGCGGAATTAGCCAATGCCATTAAAGCTGTGCCGTGGTTATTGGCACATTACGCCATTGGTGAGTCGTACATCTCTGGCAAAAACGGCACCGAATTTATTTTTAAGGGGCTACGGCACAATATTTCGTCGATTAAATCGATGGCGAAGATTGATTTGTGCATTGTGGAAGAAGCCGAAGACGTGCCGGAATCCTCCTGGATAGATTTGATTCCCACGATAAGATCACCCAAGGCGGAAATCTGGGTGGTGTGGAACCCCCGCACCGATAACAGCCCGGTAGACCGGCGCTTTCGTAAGCATATTGATGACGACATGCTGATTGCTGAAATCAATTACACCGATAACCCGTGGTTTCCGGCCACCTTAGAGGCCGAGCGGTTGCGTGATTATCGTAATTTAGACCCAGCGTTGTATGGTCATATTTGGGATGGCCGTTACCTGGCGATTAGCGATGCACAGGTGCTAAAAGGTAAATATGAAATCGCCGAGTTTGAGCCGTTACCAGACTGGGATGGCGCTTACTTTGGTGCGGACTGGGGCTTTTCAGTTGACCCGACAGCCGTCACCAAATGCTGGATTCATAAAAATGTACTGTATGTGGAATATGAAGCCTACGGCGCGGGTGTTGAGATCGATCATTTACCGGCACTGTTCGACAGCATTCCTAGCATAAGACGGCATGTGATTTGGGCGGACAATGCACGGCCAGAAACCATCAGCTACATGCGCCGTCAGGGTTTTAATATCCGTGGTGCAGTAAAAGGTAAAGGCAGTGTAGAAGATGGCGTGGCTAATTTACGCGGCTACGACAAGATTATTATTCACCCGCGTTGTAAAAATGCCATTAACGAAGCACGGCTGTGGTCTTACAAAGTCGATAGATTATCGGGGGATGTATTGCCGGTGTTAGTCGATGCCAACAACCACGTTTATGACTCCATTCGCTATAGCCTAGAGCCCATCATGAAACGCGGCAATGGCTCACAACAGATAACCACTCAACAATCCTCTATAGGGGTATGGTAATGGCTTTAAATAACACAATTAACCCGCTTTTACATTTAGAATCGGCCACGCATATTCCCGCTACCAGCGTAGATGCTATTTTGTCGATACTGACCAATGCAGAACGCGGCTATATTCGACAGCAAGCCGATTTATTCGCCGACATGGAAGAGCGCGATGCCCATATTTATGCCGAAATAACCAAACGCAAAATGGCGGTATCAGAGTTGGATTGGTCGTTAATGCCGCCCGATGATGCCAAAGCCACCGAGAAAAAAGCCATTGCTCAACTAGAAACCCGTTTAAGAGACACGCTGGATGTGAATACGCTGGTGTTTGATATGGCCAACGCCATTGGCTACGGCTTTGCAGGGTTAGAAATAGAATGGCACAAAACCACTGATTTATGGCTACCCAAAAGCATCACCCACAGGCCACAACGCTGGTTTACCGTAGATATTGAGACCCGTAGGCAATTGCGCTTACGCAATAATACCAGCCATGAAGGTGAAGAATTAATGCCCTACGGCTGGATTATGCACGAACACAGCAGCAAAACCGGTTCACCCGCCACGCAAGGGCTGTACAGGGCATTAGTCTTGCCTTACTTGTTTAAAAACTTTGCTACCAAAAACTGGTTACGCTTTTGTGAATTGTACGGTGTACCCATTCGGGTATTAATTCACCACGAAACCGACCCGCTGGTTAAAAAAGAGCTGTACCGGGCGTTAGAAAATATGGGGCAAAACGGGGTGGCCATGTTGCAAGGCGGCTTGCCAGAAGATTTAAAAACCGTGCCGATGACCAACGGGGACGGTTTGGCTTTTAAAGAGCTAATCGATTGGGCAGAACGGAGCATCAGCAAGGCCATTTTAGGCGGCACATTAACCAGTGATTCGGGCAGAAATGGCAATTATGCCACCGCTGCCGTGCATGACGATGTGCGGTTAAAAATAAGAAACAACGATGCCAAGCAGTTATCAGCCACATTAACCAAGCAATTGTTGGGTGCAATTGTTGCTTTAAACGGTTTAAGCATTCGTCCTGCCTTTGCGTTTGACACCAGCGAACAGGAAGATTTAAAGCTGTATGCCGAGGCCATTCCCCGTTTGGTGGCAGCCGGTGTGCAAATTCCTGAAAGTTATGCGCATACCAAATTAAAGATTCCTTATGCGGTAGACGGCGAGCCTATTTTGAAAATGGCCAGTGCGGTACCGGCGGATAAACCCGTGTCTGGCACAGGATTGGTAGCCGGTGCTATGCACTTAGCCGTAGCAAATCCTACGTTTACCCCCGAACAACAAGTGATTGAGGAATTGATTAAAACAGCGGTGGACAAAGGCGGTAATCCGGTGCAATACGAACTCATTTCATCGGTGATTAAAGCGGCCAGTAGCCCCGATGATTTAGCCAACCGATTAGCCACTGTGTTAGCCACCACACAACCGGATGAGTTTAGAACGGTATTGGAACGGGCATTGTTTGCAGCGGATGTAATGGGGTATGTCAATGGCTAGCCTACTAATATTTAGCAGGCTAACAGATTAAAAATTATGTTTGGGGTTAATATGAAAGAAGATGAATTTAATTTGCTTTATCAATATTGTGATCGATCCACTGACAAAGCAATTGCTGGTAGTCTACTTGTTGCCGAATCCATGAATCCGGTACCGCCTTGGTGTTACCGGTTGCTATTAAGGTTTCGCTTGCTGCTAGGAAGCTTTTCTTTAGCGATACAAGGTTTGGGTGTGTGGAAATTAATGCAAAAAGGAATGCGGCAGTGATTTCTTTTTCTGCTTCAAGATCACGAAGCCGTTCCTGTACGTTATCATTAATGGTGTTTTGGTTCATTTTAGATTCCCTTTTTAAGGTTTTGTTGTGGAAACCAAAGCTTAACATAAGGGGAATCTTCTAATGGCTAGCCCAATATCTGTGGGACTTGTTACATTCCCTGAAGCGATTAAGGCGATACGTGATCGCGGCATAGTATTGCCGGACGTATATTACGGCAAACTGCAAGGCATAGCACGGCAACTGGCGTTTAGTGTGGCCGGTTTAGCCAGTGTCGATCAGCTGCAATCGGTGCTGGATTCGTTAACCAAGGCATTAGAAAACGGTGAAACTTTAGGCGCTTGGAAAAATAGGGTACTGAAAGACGGCACATTAAACCTGCCTGCATACCGCCTGGAAAATATCTATCGTACCAATATTCAAAATGCTTTTAACCGTGGCCGCTGGCAAAAGTTTGGAGCGTTTAAAGCCAGTAGACCGTATTTACTGTACGACGCAATCAACGACACACGGGTAAGACCGGCCCATTTGGCGTTGGATGGCATTATTCGCCCCGTGGGTGATGCGTTTTGGAATGTCCACGCCCCCAGTTGTGGCTATAACTGCCGGTGTCGGTTGGTGTCGTTATCAGAACAACAGGCACAAAATCGGTCGAGAGCGGATAAAAACGGTAATCCGCAAGGCTTAAATAAACCCGTTGATGTGGAGAAGATGAAACCCGATAAAGGCTGGGATTATAACCCTGGGCAGGATGTGTTTGGGGGTGTGGAACGGGCGGTGGCGGCGCGGCAGGGTAAGGTGAGTCCTGTGCTATTATCGGCATTTGATAGAAAAATAGTTCACGACGATATGAAAATACTCAATACCGAATCATTCATTCCTGTTCAAAAAATAATGAATGAATTAGCTGGTAAAAACCCTGATTGGTTTCCTGATGGATTCAGCGGAATATTCACTGTGGAAAGGGCTGATTTATTTATGGCTTACCACAAGGGTGCATTTTATGTGTCAAATGCAGATAAGCTGGTTAGCGGATTTAACCCAATGATCGATTTAACCAAGGCATTTGAAAAAGCTAAAACAGGCGATAAGTTAACGTTTAATGAAGAATATGCTGTTGAAACTTTATGGCATGAAATTATGCACAGCAGGGCACAGCATTCTGTTTTCCCAAAAAGAGCAAATTCCTTGTTGATAATCGAAGGCATTCACCAATGGTTATCAAGACGAACATATACTGATTTTATGCAAAATATTGGCATAGCTTCTCAGTATCAGAAAGAAATTATGTTATCTGGTCATGCTTACTATGATGCAGTATACAATTTTACTCTGTACATGACAAAAAAATAAGCCAATGAAATGTCATATAATTTTCGTTTTTGTAAACGAA